TGACTTTCCACTCTGTCTAGGTAATTTACATATTGTAAACCTATTGTCGTGGAAAGTATCTACCATCTTCCGCTGAAAGTCGTACATTTGAAAAGGCACAAGACCTTTATCAATCGTAACAATCTTTAAGTAATTTTCTATAAAGTATTTAGGATCTTCTAAACACTTAAGCACTTCTTCAACTTGTTTTTTTGTAAACCTAGAAGGAGTGTGTGCCTTCTTGAGGTTCGGATTTCCGAGGTACTGATCTGGTTTACTCATTTTTAAAATAAACTCTTTATTGATTCAGACAAATCTTTGAAAGATAATCTTTTACCTTTTGCAGCGTCTTTTGCTATTTCAGCTCGAAGTTCATTACCATAATCTGCTTTGTTCATCATTATATACATTTTCTCGCCAAGTAGGTTGCCAGTTTCAAAGTCTGAAGGATAATGAAATCCCGCTTGTACTCTTCCATAACCACATTCATACGCCGCTTTCATTAATTTTTTCTCTAAGTCTGGTCTTTTACCAGCAACATATCTTGCAATTATAACCGATTGAGTTGCATGACCACTAGGATAAGACCTTGTATCATTTGTTTGACTTGGTAATGTATTAAGTCTAGGAAGAACTTCAAATGGTCTTGATCGATTGTAAAGTTTTTTAAAATGCATAATAATCGGAACTGATTCTTTTATAATTTGTGTAAATTCTCCATCATGAAATTCTATATTATTCTGTTCACAAACTTTTCTAATTGCATAGTAAGGTTCTTGATCGTGATTAAGAATAGATTCAACATCTTTTGATGTTCTTTTATTTACAATTTCTTCAACCTTATATGCCTCATCAATGTTATTAGTGGGAGGATCGGGTAAAGTAATTACATCTTGAAGATTTTGTCTAAAGAATATCATTTCTTTCCTTTCAACATTTTTTGTAGTTCGGTTGTTGAACCAACAAATAATGCATTAGTTACATTTTTTGGTCCTGTGTTTGGTACATCTTTTATCTTTTTTAATTTTTCTTGTAAGTCTAAAAGATTTTGTGATACTTCACTTACTGTTTTGATTAGTTGTCCTGCAACTTCATAAGCACGAGGATGTTCTCCTTCTTTTGCTAACGCAAGAATGCCATCAATTGCTTCGTTACCCTTATCAAGTAAATTATAAAGATTTTTTCTACCAGTTTCAAAGTCTATATCTGGATCTTTATTATCTGGTACAACTATATCTTTAATTTTTTCTTTTGGTTTTTCTAATGGCATTACCTCGGCGGTAATACCTAAAACCTCATTCAATGTTTCATCAATCTTACTCATGTTAAAATCCTCTTAATTACTTATCTTCGCCGGTAGCTTCATCATAATTTAAACTATCACTAAAGAAATCTAATGTTTCAGTATATGTATATGTATCATCTTTATCTGCACTTGTTGGGTTCGGTGTGACTGTAACTCTTTCACTTCTTGAAGGCGATTGATCTGCTGTATCAGTATATAAGTCAGCAGATACTTTTTTAATTACAGATGATGTGTTTATTGGTCCATATAAGTAAACTTTTGCAGTAAATGTCATAGTGTATATTATTCTTCTATTAGATGTTAAAGAACCTGTATAACTATCTTCATAATCAACACTATCTAAAATAATAGGTATATCTCTTTTTTGTCCCATAGTGGCATCTTCAATCATAGTGACAGTATAGTCAGGTTGAAAGTAAGGAAGTATTTGTTCTATGATTTGTAAACCATCGTCTGAATTAGACACATAGGCGTTCAAAGTAAACTTTATATCATAAGGTACAGGCATATACTGTGTGTTTAGTTTTGTCGTGTCTGCGTTTGTTGTCACTACAGCAATTTTTTGATTCTTATTTAGCTTTCTAGAAGGGTCGTAACTATATCCAGTAATTTCAAATGACATTCGAGGTAGAGTGATTGCCACAGATGAATCATCACCTGTTAAGTCCGCTTGTGCGTCTAATCTTGCTAAAAACTTTTCTTTAGGTGCATATGATAAAGGTATCTTAATATTCTGTAAAGGATTCCCGCTAGAATCCAATCTCTTAATATTCACATTATTGAATATTGTACCAAACGCAATAACAGTATTACGAATCTTTTTATGATAAAAATGTTCTCCAAACATTAGTATTCGTCAACCTCTCCAAAAGGATTTCTTTCGCTGAAATCTAATATATCATCAGCAGTAGAAGATGTATTTGTGCCAGCAGCTGTTTCAAATATTTGTCCTTGATCTCCTGTTGATTGTGTTGCCATTGTAAAGTCCTCATTGATAATATAATCTATTGCACCAATACTACTTTCTAATACAACTGAACCTACTTCGTTTTCTAAAGTAAATTGGAAGTTCATTGTGTCAGTAGATAATGAATCTTCAACACTATCAATAGTAGCAATACCTGTATCAACTCTTTCTGAACTGTACTCCCATTTAGTACAGGATAACTTGTAAGTAGGTAAAGCACTTTGTTGATAGAAAGGTTGTTCGTGTTCTACAAACTGTATTTCAAAGAATGCTTTTGTTGTAGGGAAATAAACTAAATCACCTTCTTGTGGTCTTTCAGCAACTAAGTCAGAGTTATTACCTACTAAAGATTCCCATCTTAATTTAGAAACAGTAAATGTAATATCATCTCTTAATTCTAAACCAAACTTTTTAATAATCTCTTGCTCACCCATATATCCATCAGTATTGTCCACATACATTTCAATAATGTATGAATCATCAAACGAGCTTGCAGGATCTTCACCAAAGATTGTATCTCTGTTGGCAATTTTTCTCGGCAAATAATAGACATCTTGGCCATAAATCTTAAGCTGTTCTATAATTAAATCTTCATATAGTCGTTGCTCAGATGTTGTGCCTGTCGAAAAGTAGACATTTGTTGGCATTTATTTTTTATCCTTGTTGAAAGTGTGCAGGTTCTTCATAATTACTTCTTATTTCTTCTTCAAGTCTTTGTTGTTCAGCAATTGCCGTAGAAAATAACTCAGGCCCATTAAGTGTAACTCCACCTAACATTGCTGTACCATTAAACTTGGAAAGATTTTGTCCCCATTGTCTTTTAATTAATGCTGTTGTATATCTTTTTAAATAGATATCGTCATACATATCTGTGTATGTTGCAGGGTCTAACCTACGATAAACTTCCATAATCATATATTCACCTGCTGTTATATCAGTTGCCCAATCTTGGTCAATGTATAATCGATTTGAAAGATGATTAAATCTCATTGGTTTCTCACCAACTAAAACATGATCTAAAAAATCTAAATGTTGCATTGTCATTTGATAGTGAACAATACTGGTAGATGAGAAATCGTATAAATCATTTAATCTCATTTGATATCTAACATCAAACATATTTAAGTTTGCTCTATCAGATAAAGGAAATACGTTTACAACAGAAATAACTGTGGACGGAACTATAAGAAAATTGTTACCTTGTTTCCATGCAGTAGTAACTGAATTTGATGTTACAGATTCTGAACTATCAGTTGTCATTCTAGTGACATCAGCTGCTGTTACTTGATATTTTAAGTACATTCTTTCAACACCATCTGTGTGATATTGACAAAAATACTGTACTGCTTCATCTATTCTATCATCAACCTGGTCATCATCAACATTTATGTCGATTACAGGTTTACCCAATGCTCTTAAACAGTATTCTTTTAATGTTGCTTTTGTGTTTGGTACTGCCATATTGTTTCCTTATAATACTATTTATACTTATCCTAATGCAACTGCTTGTGCGATTGCAAAGGCTTTCGTTGATTTTGTGTTTGTGAGTGTTGTATTAGCATCTATTTGTGTTTGAATTGAACTAGTTACACCATCTAGATATCCTATTTCAGTTGATGTGACAGCACTTATAGAAACATCACCATTGCTGTCAGACACTAAAGCTCTAGAAACTGTTAAATTTTCCATCTTACTAAATGAAATTGCAGCTGCTGCCTTAATATCAGCATTTACAATATTTGTAATTGTGTTATTATCAGAATCAATAGACTTGTTTGTTAGTGTATCTGATGTATCTTGTAAAACAATAGTACCAGTTGCGTTTGGTAAAGATATTGTTCTATCTGCTGTTGGGTCAATTGTTGTTAAGTTTGTTTCATATGCGTCAGCAGTTGCACCTTCAAACTTAAATGAATTTTGTATTTCAATTGTTGTCGAATCAATTGTCGTTGTTGTGCCTTCTACTGTTAGGTTACCTGTAACTGTTATGTTATTACTACCATCTGCTGTAAGTCCAGTAATTAAAGAACTATTAGGATCAATAAAGTCCATTCTTTCAGTAGAAGCATTATACTTTAATATATAACCATTTGCCTTCGTGGATATATTAACATCATCCATATCCAATATATTAACACTACCACCGCCGCCGATAGTTGACATTTGTATAGATGTAATATTTTTAAAGTTTAAAAATTCTCTAGTGAGTTTTTCTAAAGTATCAATAGACCTTAAACCAGTCATCTTGTCTTTCTCTAACTCATTAGCAACTTTCATCTCACTAATATGAGATTGAACTTTGTTTATGATATCAGGGTCAGATTCTATTTGTTTTGGAGATAAGAAAGTGTGTAGAGCTGCATGACCTAGTTGGCCATACTTTTCTGCAACAACTTTTCTTGCTTCTTCATCAATAAATGTTTCCTCTTTCTTTAGAGGTTTAATATATTTTGCTTCTATTTGTTCTTTTGTTTTTGTTAAATCTAATTTTTCTGGTTTTTTAAGTATAACCTGTTTAACTTCTTCAACAACAGGTTTTACTTTTTCTGGTTCTTTTAAAAGTTTTTTCTTTTTCTTACCATCTGTTGCGGCCATTAGGTCTTCAAACAAACTCTCTAGACCTTTTATCTTTTTTTCTTCTTCTTCAATATTTCTTTCTACAACTTCTTTTTCTCTATCAACATTTTCTAAAAAATTCTCAAAGTTTTTTTCAAACTGCCATTCATTTAACTGTTTGTCAGGATCAATTGATAAATCTATTTTCTTTTCTAAATTACCCTCTAGTCTTGATTCTTGCAATTGTGCAATTCTTTTTTCAATATCTAAATCAATATCAATTTCTACTTGTCCTATCGGTTCATTAATACCATTAATAACACCCACAGGCGTTTCAGTTAGAATACCTGATAAAAAATCAGTTCCTTTTTCAATATCAATATATCTTTGAGTTGAATTATTAACCATACACTATCGAGTTACACTTGGCGTTACGGTAGCTCTTCCTTCAATTCTTCGAGTGATTAGTCCATCACTATTGGTTGTTGTTAAATCCCATACATATCGACCTTCAGTAAGTCCTGAAGTTACAGTATCAGTTAATGCGATTGTGCAGGTACCATCAGTTGCACTTACGGCTGCTGTAGTAAATGATGTGGCACTAGATGATAAATGAGTTTTTCTCAATTTACTAGTGATTGTTTGTCCTGTTAAATCTACTACTGTTCCAGTTGAATCTTTGATTGTTACTGTTTGTGTAAAATCAGCATCTTGGTCAATAGTAATATTTTGTATTGTTGCCATTATTCATTCCTATCCTATTGTATTACTATTTATAATATAGAGAATTATGTATTATCTTGCTGTTGTGGGTACGCCTTCCGAGGTTACAAATGGGCGTTCTGCAAATGCTAGATAGACATAGGTTGAACTACTATTTGATGTGTCATGGGTGTTTCTAAGTTTAAATCCATTACTTAAAAAATCACCAACATATCTTCCACCACTTCCTGCGTTTGAAGTATCTTCGACACTTGTCGCATTAGCTAATAAAACATGATAAAAATTATTAAAAGGGTCTCTTTTATTATCCCAAATAACCCAATTTTCAGTACCACTTGTTCTTTTAATCATGACATAAGCTGGTTTAAAGCCTGTGTAAACAAATGATCCATCTGCATTGCCATTACCAATGTACCGTCCTATCTTTGAGTAGCCTTGAATACTTTTAAAAAAATAACCAACATAGGTATTAGTTGATGCTGAGTTTACTTCTGCTCTATCACCAAGAGACATAACAGTTGAAGTAGGCGAAGTATCGTTCCAAAATCCTACACCATTACCACCACCATAAACAGCACTTTCATTTAATCTTAATGCGTTAGTATTACCTAAAGTTGTTGCAAGTTGTACTGCCCACGCATCTCCATCAGCACCTCTTCTTTTAATAATAACCATATCAGGTACTGCTCCTAAACCATGAGCAAAAGTTTCACCTGCTGTATCTGTACCTGTGTAAGTAACTATAGAAATACCTGCTGTTTGATTAGCTTGTATAACAGAATCTATATCACCAATTCCTGTTGCACTTGCATCATTGGTTGTTGTAGTTCCACCATTAACCTTCCATTGCCATGCTACAAAGGTTTGACTAGCACCATTAGTATTTCTTTGATTTGCAGGACCTACTGTAAATCCATCAGTATCGAAAGAAATAAGGTCTTTAGCAGTATCCGCAGTATTATATTCTCCATCTGTTGCTTCACTACCTAAACTTTTTGCTCTACCTCTTGTACTATCAAATAAAGCATGAGTTGATGTTGAACTTCTTCTTTTTATCCAAATCCAATCAGGTGCTATAGTAGCATTGCCTTGACTAGTTACTGCTAGGGTAGAACTATTCCCATTATAAATTGCTGTTTGAAAATATTCTGATGGGTCGTCTATTGTTGTATATGCCATTATCCAAACTCCGCTAAATTTTTACTACACAATGCAAAGTATCCTGATGGTACTGCATACTCAAAATTACCATGACCATTTGCATCTGCGTTACTACTTGATATTGCATAAGGTGGGTTACCAAAGTTAGCTTGTACTGTAAAATTATTTCCACCGAAAAAAAATGTGCTACCGTCTGCATAATCAGAAGCTAAAGTAAAAGAGTTTGTTCCATTTGCAGGATTACTTGAATTTACAAAAGTGCCATTTTTTGCAAAATAAACTGTTTCATAATCCATATCTAAAGCTATGCCCATTATATCATTGGCTGTGTAAGTGTTTGAAGCTGGAGTGGTTATAGTACTTGGTAAGCCATCGCCAACAGCACCACCTGCAGCAAATTCACCGTTGCTTTTATAAGCCACACAACCAGAATTTACTGTAAGATTGTTTGTTGTATCTACAACATCAGTAACGCCTATGTCATAATAAGCACCAACTTTTCCTTTAAATTCCATATACCATTTACCTTTTGTCACTCCTATTGATGAATATGTGGTATCCCAATTTGTTGCTGTTTGAGCAAATTGTAAATTTCCTTCTGACCAAGTATAGTTACTACCATAAAGTAAAGGATTTAATACTGCAAAATTATTTGTGCAGGTATCCGTGCCTTGACTTGTTGCTGCTAGAGCAGTAACTGTAAGGTGATTAGTATTACCACTTGTGTCTGCGCCTATACCAGAAGCATTTGCACTTGTTCCAGTTCCTTTAAATT